GGTATATATAGGAAAACACCACTTTGCTTCCAGCATTAACCAGTGCCCCGGCTCTTCCAAATTTTTCACAGTTGACCTAAGCGCAGCCCTGTGATAAAATGGAAGTATAGAAAGGAGTGAAAGTGCATGGACGAGATTGTTCAGCTTATTTCAAATGTGGGCTTTCCTATTGCTTGTTGTCTTATCATGTTTTTCTATGTCAACAAATCTTCGGAATACCACAAGGAAGAGATTAGCAATTTGACGAAGGAATATAAGGCAGAGATTTCTGAGCTTTCTACTGCTATCAATAACAACACTTCTGTCATGCAGTCTCTTATCAACACGCTCACGATTAAATGACTGAGCAAGAACTAAGAACGTCAGTTTACACTTTCGCTCAATCGTGCATCGGTCTTAATGAATATGACGGCAGTTATAAGAAAATAATTGACGCATATAATAGCTACCAAACAGATGTAGGAGGCCCGACCGTTACTTATGCTTCACCGTGGTGTGCTGTGTTTGTTTCATACGTCGGCATTGCTTTAGGCTTAACGGACATTATTTTTCCGACAGCATATTGCCCTTACATGGTAACGCTATACCAGAACATTAACCGATGGGAAGAAAACGACGCTTATGTCCCACAGATGGGTGACATTATTCAATACGATTGGGATGACTCTGGTTCTGGTGACAATCAGGGGCAACCAGACCACTGCGGTATAGTTGGCGTTGTAGACGGAGACACGTTTACAGTAATTGAGGGTAATAACGGCGATTCTGTTAAGTTGATGGAACGCCGAGTAGACCAGAAGTCTATTCGTGGCTACTGTTTGCCCGATTACGCAAGTATGGCCTCTGAGGGGCTAGAGTGGGTAGCTCACTATACTAATGAGCTTGGTACAATGACAGCCGATGCAATGCGAAATAATGCGCGCATCATCTGGAATTACTTTGGCGCTCTAGGTTGGTCAGTCAATGCCGTTTCCGGTATGCTTGGCAATATGCAAGTTGAATCAAGTTTGAATCCCGGCCAGACAGAAGCGACGTTTGCTTTAGGCGACCCGAACGCTGGTTACGGCCTTGTGCAATGGACACCGAGGACAAAGTTTAGTGATTGGGCGGGTGACGGCTGGGATGACCCGTTGCAATGTGGCGATTTGGAATTGAACCGGATTAAGTATGAGTATGACAACAATCTTCAATTTGGCCAAAATCCTTACTTTCCGGATTATACCGAAACATGGCAGACCTTCATTCATTCCACTGATTCACCCGCTACTTTAGCTGATACTTGGCTTGTCCAGTACGAACGACCAAATCATTCTGCGTGGGAACAGACACGAGCGTTGCGTATGTCAAACGCTGACAAATGGTACACCTATCTAACAAACCTTCCAGCGCCACAGCCAACACCTAAAAAGTCAAAGTCAATGCCACTATGGATGATGCTTAATCCATACGCTCGATTCTATTAAGGAGGAATTTTAATGTGCTAACCCGTGAACAGTTTCAGGCCATTATCGGCAAGTATGCCACGGCCGACGATGAAGCCACGCTCAAGGATGTTTCTGACCTGATGGGAATGTACGACGAAATGTCTAACCCTCAGTTGCAGCAGGAGCGTGACGAATACAAAGAAAAGTATGAGAATGTGGTGAAGGAATATAAAGACCGTTTCCTTTCTCCAAATTCTCCGGCAGACCCTAAACTCCCGGAAGATGAACCTGATGAAGATGAATCTCCGGAAAAATTTGATGACTTGTTTTCTTGAAAGGAGTAAATGCTTATGCCTGTTAAGCCTAAGATTCGGACGCTGACTACGTCCGCCGCGGATATTCTGAATGTTATCCGAAATAACGCTTCGGTTGATTACCGTAACTATGTTCCCAAAGCTGACGCAAACGACGTTGAATCCATTCGCACGATTGGTGCGATTATCATGGACTACCCGGCGCTCCAGAACGAGTTCCTGAACGCTCTGGTCAACCGCATTGGCCGTGTGATGCTCACGTCGAAGATGTACTCCAACCCCATCGCCTTCTTCAAGAAGGGCGTTCTTGAGTACGGCGAATCTATTGAGGAAATCTTCGTTAATATCGCAAAAGTTCAGGAGTTCAATCCTGAGATTGCTGAGCAGGAAGTGTTCAAGCGCGTTGTTCCCGATGTTCGCGCGGCCTTCCACATCATGAACTATCAGAAGTTCTACAAGGCGACTGTCACGCAGGAGCAGCTTAAACAGGCGTTCCTGTCTTGGGATGGCGTGACTGACCTGATTGCTAGAATCGTTGATTCCATGTATACCGGCGCGAACTATGATGAGTTCCTTGTTATGAAGTACCTGCTTGCCCGTCACATTCTTGATGGCCGTGTGTACCCCGTCACCGTCCCGACCGTGACTGCCGAAAATGCGAAGGCGATTATCACCACCGTTAAGGGCGTGTCCAACAAGCTGACGTTCATGAACAGCGAGTACAACCCCGCGGCCGTCCGTACGTTTACTGACAAGACCGACCAGTACATGATTGTCAACTCCGTGTTCGACGCTACTATGGACGTGAATGTTCTTGCGTCCGCTTTCAACATGGATAAGGCAGAGTTCCTTGGTCACCGTGTTCTGATTGACGGCTTTGGCGACCTCGACGTTGCCCGCCTTGGTGAAATCTTTGCTGGCGACCCGACGTACAATGAACCGTCTAAGGATGAACTCGCTGCGCTGAACGCAATCCCGGCAGTGATTGTCGATAAGGATTGGTTTATGGTGTTCGATATGCTGACGCAGTTCACCGAACAGTACAACGGTCAGGGCCTTTATTGGAACTACTTCTACCACGTGTGGAAAACGTTCTCTGTGTCCCCGTTTGCTAATTCCGTCCTGTTCGTTCCGGGCACTCCGTCTGTCACTTCCGTTACTGTGTCCCCGACCACTGCGACTGTCCAGAAGGGCGGCAGCGTCTCGCTTTCCGCTGTTGTCGCAACTGAATACTTCGCCCCGCAGACTGTTGTGTGGACTAGCAGTGCGGCTGACGTAAAGGTTTCGGCCGCTGGTGTTGTTACGGTTGATGCAGACGCAAAATCCACGACCGCTACGATTACTGCTACTTCCGCTTTTGATGGCACTAAGAAAGCAACGTGTACTGTTACTGTTAAGTAATTAAGTTATAGACGAATGGCCACGGCGTTATAAATAGTGGTCGGGTGGGTAGGCGGGAAATTTCTTAAAGGCAGGTGGTTTCATGTCGATGATTGTTCCAAATTCAGAAGTGTACATTCTAAAGAATGTTCCTCTTGAACCGTCATTCGACCACACCATTTGGTTTGATAGCCCTGAACAGCAAGCTACGGCTTTTACGACGTATGCGCTTGCTTTCTATTTTAATAAAGTTTCTTATCAGCGTTATCCTAGGCCGTATATCACTCTTGACAAAACTGCTGATGACCTTTTCGATTGCAACTACATGATGTTCCGCAATACAGCTTATGGAACAAAATGGTTTTATGCTTTCATTACGCAAATCGAATACATCAGCAATACTACTTCTCGCATTTACTACACTATTGACCCCATGCAGACGTACCTGTTTGATGTTAATGTTGGTGAGTGCTGGGTTGAGCGTGAGCACGCCATGACTGACGCGATTGGTGACAACCTCATCCCTGAATCTCTTGAGCTTGGGGAATACGTATTTGACGGTGATTACTTTCCGTCTGTTTTTGACAAAGAAGGATATGTCATTTGTATTCTTGCCACTTGGGGCACAAAGCTCAATCCTGATGGTAGTTGGGAAATCGAGGATGTATCTTATGGCGGAACAGGCGGCATTGATAGCGGAATTTATACCGGTTTGCATAAAAATATTTGTGAGGAAACGGATGTTGGAAAAGCAGCAGCTAAAGCAAATGATTTAATTGTTGCTGCGACTAAGGCCAATAAAGCGGACGGCATTGTCAGCATTACAATGTTTCCAAAGTATTTTTTGAATATTTCGCTTTCAAGTTCTATTGCCACTAAACCGGCCGACCATGAATTTGATGACATTCCTGCTTTTACTGGCGCATTTGACGGATATAAGCCGAAAAATAATAAGCTATATACTGCCCCATTTTGTGGCGTGTATGTGGATAATCTGCAAGGTAATGCGGCAAACTACGCTTATGAGTATTTTGCAGACCGTAAGCCTAAATTTAATATCGTCGGCGCAGCTAATGGCAATCTGGAATGTGCGTCTATCCCGCTTAATTATAAAGGGCTGGCGTCTAATTATCAAGAAGCAATGATTATGGGCGGTTTCCCGCAGTGCGCATGGAACGTCGATACTTTCAAGGCTTGGATTGCGCAGAATAAATACGCAATTGCCGCCGGTGTTGCTACCACTGCTATTGATACTGTAAAGCAAGTTGCTACGGCAGCTACCGGGCTTGGCATGGCTGGCGAAGTTGCTAGTATGAGCGCGGCAATGACCGGTGCTGGGTCTGCGCAAACCATTCAGGCTGTCGGGCAATACGCTAATGCATATCAGAATATGCAGAACGTTTCCTATAATGCGCAGGGCGACATTCTCAACAAAACAATTAACCTTGTAGCGCAGGTAAAGACGGCCTCAACGCAGCCTAACCATTCTCGCGGTCAGCAGTCATCCAGTATTTACTGCGCAATGGGCGTTCAAGGTTTCCACTATATGCCCTATCGTATTCAGGGCCAGTTTGCGAAAATAATCGACGATTTCTTTTCTATGTATGGCTACAAGACGAATCGTCTGAAAGTGCCCAACCGTAACGGCAGAAAGGCATGGAATTACGTGAAGACTTGTGGTTGCAATCTAACCGGCAGCGCCCCGGCTGACGTGACTGCATCTCTTGTTAATATTTATGATAAGGGCATTACATTCTGGCGCTGCACTGACTTGTCCGCTGGAAATCCGTTTACGCGCGTAGGAAACTACTCGCTCGACAATTCACTGTAAGTAGGTGATAATAATTTGAGTAAACCATACCGAACCCCTAAAGGCTCTCACTCGCGGCAGTTTTGGGAAACGGCATATGACAACACTTCACGGTATCAGTTTTACTACAATAAGCTAACTGAGATTGCAACTTCTCTGTTTACGTGGGAAAACCTACCACCTAGTGTTGACCCTCGCTTTTTGGAACTGTGCCTGTTCTCTACTGGCTGTGCTGTGTTCTTCAAAGATGATGTTCTTTCCGAAGCTGCTCGTATTGAGGGCAAGGAAGATTATGAAAAACACGGTTATCTTGCATTGCGCGTAATGGCTAACGGCCCGTTTGATGTATACAACACGCCAATCAACCGTGTGGCGTATGCTTCAAGTGTTGGTAAGAATCAGTGGAAATTGGACAATACAAACTCTGTTCTAATCTGGAATAACCGCTTGAGGCTTCCGTCCGCTTATGAGGCTTGGATTTATGCTCACCGCCTTGAAAACATTGACCGTGACGTAGATGTTAATGCGGCAGCACAGAAAACTCCTGTAATTGTTACGTGTCCCGAATCCCAGCGGCTTACGTTCAAAAACCTTATGATGCAGTATGACGGGAATGTCCCAATTATCTTTGGCGACAAAGACCTGAATTTGAATAATATTCAGGTGCTTAATCCGGGAGTTCCGTATACTGCGGCTGAACTTCAAGACCTTAAACGTGAAATCTGGAATGAGGCTTTGGCAATGCAGGGTGTTCCGAACCTTACGATTTCCAAACGAGAGCGACTTGTTACTGACGAAATTCAACAGGCGACTGCTGGCACATCTGCTTGTAGAATGTCAAAGTTGGAAGCTCGTCAGCAAGCGGCCGAGCAAATCAACAAAATGTTTGGTTTGAACATTAAAGTCTCCGTTAACTCCCTGTATACGTCTGGTATTTCTGACGATGAAGGCAACACAATTAACGACTGGCTTGACCCGAATACTGATAGCGGCGGGGGTGAACCAAAGGAATGAGTTTGTATACTACTCAGGTAAGATACATTTGTGAATCGCTGGCCGGTGATACCGCTAGGCCAATCGATGAAATCATTGGCGTAGCCGCCCCGAAAATGTTTCCTATTGGCGAAACTGGCAGAGAGGATTCTCCTTTCAAACGCTGCGTTATTCCATGGGAATTTGTTGACGCGCCTACCACGTATTATATTTGTAGGCGTATTCTTGCCCATTATTACACTCGTGAAATCGGCTGGGAAACGGCGGCGCTCTGGGTGTTCCACATGAATGAGCAGCTTGCCGAAATTGCGCCGTACTATACGCAGCTTGTCAAGTCTACATTCAACAGTATTCGTGATTTTACGGCCGAGGATATTGAAGCACTTTATGGCGATACTAACCTTGTCCGCACGTTTACCGGCGACTACAACGACAAGGCAAATGGCGGGAGCACGAATAACAACACGATTACCGCCGACAACTATAACCTTGATAGCGACACTCCGCAGAATGGCCTTGTGTCTGTGAAGCCCGCCGAGGACGCTGCTGGCATGGCGTACCTGTCCTACGCCCGTCGCGCATTGGTCGACCAGAAGAACGGTAATACCGAATCGCACAATGAAACGTCTGATCGTAAAGCTAATACCACGGAGACAATCAAGGGCAAGTCTGCTGGTAAGGCAAGAATTGAGCTAATGAAAGATGTAGCTAATACGCTTATCAACATTGAGCGTAGAATGATTAGTGAACTTTCAACCGAATTTATGAACGTATGGTAAAGGAGTGAAGTTATGGACACAGTTAGTATGTTGAACAAAATGAGTTTTTACTGTCAGCCCATTCTCCCGCTTGTGTATGATGAAAGCATGAGCTACTACGAAACACTGTGTAAAGTAGTGGGTCAGCTTAACACCACCGGCGAAACGGTGAATAAGCTCAATGAGGGATTGACCGGGGAAATTGCAGACAGGCAGACCGCAGACGCAGAGCTTGATGCAAGAATCAAAGAAATTGAGAAAACCAACAAAAAGATTCATTTCCTTAAAGTTGATACACTCGGCCATTTGCTTACAGAGAATGTTACCAGAGAAAAGCTGTCTCAGTGGGTGCAGGATGGAGATATTATCGCCATGCTCTACGCCCCTGATGAGCAGGAAAATTCGTGGGCGGTTGCTACCAACTATCGCTGCCTTGGCGCTAGAGGCGCTGAGACAATGCAGCTTAGTTTCTATGTTCCAATTTCAATCGTGCACAATGCTGGTAAATCTGGGTCAGATGTCGCGCAGGAAGTCGTAGTTATTTCCTTGCCAGTTGGCGAGTTGACTAACCAGTGGGTAGTTCGTAGTATTACAACCACCATCCCGGCCACGAATGCCGACGGTTTTGTTAATCTGATGGCGAGTGTCGGTGACAATGGAGCAGTTACGTGCGATGTTGAGCCGGGCGCTATCGTTGAAGCACTTCGGAATTATTTTAGAAGCACGAATCAGTTTGCCGTTGCTGTCAATGCGCGTCTCAATTATGATGGAAAGCAGTATCATTCCAGCGCTGCGACTGTAAAAGCAGATGCTTCTGGCGCTGGCCATATCCGCATTGCCTTTGAAAATTACTATGGCGGTGTTCACGCAGAGAACGGCGTGAGTCAAACTGTTAACACAACCATTTTCCTTGTTGGTGATGTGAAAACTAACGTGTGGTATGTCGTAACGATTGACCACAAGGTGTTTGATTTCCCCCGTTATGTTGGTTTCCAGTTTACCAGAGGCGCACATAACGTTATTACTACCGATGATGAATCCACTCCTAATGCTGTTTATACTCAGTATCATGCGAATGAAAGCGGCAAGCTCTATCAGAATCTTCCTACACGTCTGATTGATACGGTCGATAACGTCGAATATTGGAACGGCGTGTTTGATATTAAAGACGGAAAGCACATGACGTTCACGTTCGTTACGTCCGTTACGTCAAATTACGCTACGGCTTCTGATAAAATGCTTGTTCGTGTCATCGAGCTTTCTGCTAATGTCAATACTACGGCATGGAAGTACGCGGAAAAGGAATTTGAACTTCCGCTTAACGTTTCCAATGGTGTGGTTACATATACTGCGAGTAAGGTTGGCGAGGGCGAATACAAAGCTGCCGCGCATAAAACAGAGTATCAGGTTGACTTTAATGAGACAACGGCAAATATTATTGCTGCCATTGAATCAGGGAAAAAAGTCATTCTTAGAGTAGATTTGAAAGACCCAGATTCTAGTGAATCTTACCCAATCTATTTTTCGTCTGGATATACTAGGGTAGACCCATTCGCTAATTCTGCACATTACATTTTCACTGGAACTCTTGGTGATGACCAGTTCACACTGGAACTGAACTCTCTCCTTACACACGCTACGTTTACTACCTATGGATATATCCTACCTGAGCCTAACCCAGACGGCACTGACAATGGCAAAGTTCCGGCTGTCAATGGAACAAAGTGGGGTCTGAAAACCTTGCCTCCTGCTGTCACTGTGGATACAGCTATGTCTGATACTTCTACCAATCCTGTGCAAAATAAAGCCGTTACTGCGGCACTCGCTAGTGTTGTGCGAGAGACCATTTATCCGATTGCTGTCACGGCAACCTCTGCGGAATGGGTAGTAGCTAACGGAATCGCTTCCAAAGAGGCATCCGCTGACCGAACTTTTGATGACATTAAAGCGGCATATAACGCTAATAAAACCCTGGTGTGCGAGTTTGATAGAATGACGTATTCTCTGGTTTTGTCTAGCTCTTCGGCGTTTATCTTTGCCTCTTACCGTGGGGATGTGGCCAATGATTCGCAATATACTGGCCTTGGCAAATACCCCACTTCACTTATTACAATTAACACAACCGCAGTAGTCATTTCACGCACTGCTGGCGATTTGCCCGCCGTTGATGGCACGGATAACGGTAAAATGCTGATTGTTAATGGCGGCGAATGGGCGATGCAGCGTGTGCCCGGCACGACTGTTGACGCAGAGCTTAGCACTACTAGCGAAAACCCTGTGCAGAATAAAACCGTAACAGCCGCCCTAAACAGCAAACTTCCCAAAACCGGTGGCACTGTTACTGGCGCACTTCGTACAAATGACAGCTTTTCCGCGGGTGGCACTATTGCGTTCGGAGAAGCGCCGATTGGCCTATCGCAAACCGCTGATGGCGCGGCCGAAATCCGCTATGGCAATGCGGACGTAAATGATAATCCGCCTCCGCTTTCCCGCCTGAAGGTGGCACGGCCAACTGCTGATGATGACGTGGCGACTAAGGCGTATGTGGACGGCAAGGCGGTTGCTCCAATCCTTACATCGCCCGTTATGATTCGCAAAGAGGGAGCTACGGACTCCGCTGGCGTGTATCTTAGCACAGTTGCGACTGGAGAAAAAAGCGCAGAAATCAGGCTGGAAGATGTAAACGAAAACTCTCCAGTAGCGATTGCAAATCTTCGCACCCCGACGGGAGCTGGCGCGGACAACTACGCCGCGACAAAGGGGTACGTGGACAGTAAGGTTGCGGGCGCGGGCTCTAGCGATTTTGTGGTTAATGGAACTGCCAATCTGGAGGGCACAGTTACACTTGATAAAACGTTCGTCCAGATTAATGAAGCGGTTAACTCCGGTAAAAATGTGTTTGCACGCATAACCCTAGGAAACTTCATTGCGTTTATGCCGCTAACCCAATACGACTCAAGCCTAGTGAAGTTTGCGGCGGCATTTAACGATAATCGAAATGTCTGTGCAACCGAATTAGTAGTAGCTCCTAGTTCCAATGCTTTAACCGTGAATCGGTCACCCGGGCTAAATGACAATCGTAATATGCTGCAAATCAGTATGGCATCCGACCCCACCGAAGCCATGCAGATTGCCACGAAACAGTATGTGGATGACCACCTCAGCGGCGCGCCAATCACAATTAAACTTGGCACTGGCAACGCTGCAACTTCCACGGCCACTTTTGCTGAAATTAAAACCGCGCTTGAAGCCGGTAAAGCACCGATTCTGGAATCAGCACCCGGAACTAGTCACTGGTTTGCGCTTAACTGGACGCTTTCAGGGGCTGACAGATTGACTATCCAGTATGGCACATTTAATGTCGATGGCGGAGGGTTGGCAAACTTTGCCTTTTACAATGTGGCTGTTAGTTCTACTGGCATTACATATGCCTCTAGTCAGTTTACGACTGAATAATGGAGGTTACTTAAATGACCGAAACCAATCTCCGTGAAATTCTCGTTGCTACTGCCCGCGCCTATATGGGGGCAAATACCTATAACGGGCAGAAGCAGGAAATCATTGATATTTACAACAAAAACCAGCCTAGGCCTAGAGGGTACAAGGTGAAGTATACTGACGCTTGGTGCGCCACGTTCGTGAGCGCTATGGGGTACATTGCGGGATTTTCCCGCATTGTATTCCCAGAGTGTTCGTGCCCTGAAATGATTAGCAAGTATATGTTTGCTAACTGCTGGGAAGAGCGAGATGATTACATCCCGAAGCCGGGGGACATTATCTTCTACGACTGGGACGATAGCGGAATCGGTGACTGCTCTGGTGTTCCCGACCATGTCGGCATTGTGGAAACCTGCAACGGCTATAACATCACTGTCATCGAAGGCAACAAGGGTGACGCTGTGGGCAGACGAAACCTGCTTGTCAACTCCCGCTACGTGCGCGGGTATGGTGTTCCTAATTATTCTCTGCTGGCTGACGAAGAAGAATCTGAAACTGATACCGAAAGCGAGGAAACTGAAATGGTTTATAAGACACTGAATGACGTGCCGAAGTGGGCATACGATGACATTAAAGCCCTGATTGACTGCGACGCAATCGAGGGCGACGGAATGGGAAATATCAATCTGAATGACACGCTTATGCGGGCGCTCATTATCATGAAGCGCTACGTAGATACGAAAGGATAAGAAATGGAAAGCAAGTATTATGATGGCACAAAGCTGCTGAGCCTGAATGACATTGATGGCAACCGCCCGGAGATTTATATCTGCACAAGCAACAGAAGCGCGGGCAAAACTACATGGTTTAACCGCTATGTTGTGCGCCGGTATCTCAGAGGCAAGGGAAAGTTCTGTCTTATTTATAGATACAAGTACGAATTGCAGGATTGCGCGGACAAATTCTTCAAGGAAATTGGTGCGTTGTTCTTTCCCGGATATACTCTTACGCAGCAAATGTCTGAAAGCAAAGCATTTGTCCATTTGATGCTTGCAAAAGACGGCGGCGAAGCTGAGTGTTGCGGTTATGCCGTAGCACTCAACTCCGCTGAGCAGGTGAAGAAGTATTCACACTATATGAACGACACAACTGTTATGTTGTTCGATGAGTTTCAGAGCGAAACAGGCGTGTACTGCCCCAATGAGATGAATAAGTTCATTTCGATTCACAAGTCTATTGCAAGAGGCGGCGGCGAACAGAGTAGATACGTGCCTGTTATTATGATTAGTAACCCTGTAACGGTGCTGAACCCGTACTATTCCGCTATGGGAATCAGCAGCAGACTGAATGACAAAGTAAAGTTCATGCGCGGACACGGATTTGTGCTTGAACAGGGCTACAATGAAAGCGCTGCAAAAGCACAGGCTGAAAGCGGATTCTCTAAGGCGTTCAGCAATACCGCATACATCGGATTCTCTGATAGCGGCAAATACCTGAGCGATAATCAGGCGTTTGTTGAAGAAATGACCGGCAAGAACGTGTATCTATGCACAATTAAATATCACGGAAATGAATATGGCGTGAGGGAATACCCTGAAGCAAATAAGTTTGGCAGTATGCTTTACTGCTCTCCCTCTGTTGACCATACACATCCAATGAAAATCACGGTCAATACGGATGACCACGACGTTGACTATATTCTCGGCGGCGGTTATGATAGCCTCATTGCGCTGCTGAGACACCAGTTTGAAATGGGCAGATTTAGATTCAAGAATCTTGAAAGCAAAGAAGCCCTTGTAAAAACTATCTCATGTTAAGGTATCTGCACCGCGTCCCTGTTGTGCCACGGCGGGAGGCTACTGGGTGAAACCAGCTCGGCGTAGGTTTTCGGTATTAGCGACCGCGCAACAGCAAGCAGTGTTTTAGATATAGTTATACCCCCTATCGTTATGGTAGGGGGTGTAATTTTTTATTCCATAATTGAGCGCGCTCTATCATAGACAGACCGTAAAGTCATAGCACCTGCGTCAAATGGAATAGACGTAGACTGCTCAAGCCCGCAATATGGGCACTTTACTCGCAATTTTTCATTGTATACATCTACATATACCCCCATTTCATGGCCGCAGTAACAACTGGGAGCGCACCAACTCGGTATAGTAATTCTCATATTAACCCTCCTTGAATTGGAATGTCGTATCTACAAGCACAATACCGCCGGGTATTCTTTTCGGCCGCAGCTTGCCCGGAACGCACAAACCTATTTTGAAGTCCTCAATGCTCCTACGTTCTGATAGGAATTCCCGTTCCATATCGTTTTCCGGCTCAATACCCTCATTTTCCCCGCATGATTGCAAGAACAGCTTCTTGCTGCGCTGTGGCATACCTGCGCACTTCAAGTCATAATGTGGACGCACTTCTTCGTGGTTTTCTTTCACTACGTGCTCGACATAGGTTTTCTGCCGCTGAAACAGGCCATAATCCCATTCGCTTTCACATTTCCAACAGCCATATGTGCGCGGGTGCTCTGTAATTCCTTTTACTTCTTCCGGGCTGCAATTCAGGTGAATGCTGTCAGTATCAGCATAACAAAAGTGTTCATAGTTCGCTTGCGCAGCGCGGATAGTATAACATCGAGCATAGCTTGTGATTGCAGCGCCGATTGCAATGTAACCGGGAGTTTTGTCCTGAGCGTAGTTCGGATAAAAGCCGATAGATGAATCGTCTTTTACATAAGCTACTTTGAAGCTGCTATCTGGTGAAGCTGCCGTTTTACCGTACAGATTATTTGAAAACAACTTTGCAAGATAGCGAATACCGCCTGTGCTGTTTTCCTTAATCTCTCTATATTTGTCAAGATACATATCAAATATACCTTTCCTTGTCTGAAAATAGCACCCGTCAAGTATCTCTAAATCGAACACATCATAGTGTTCGCGGAATAGTTCATAATCAGAACAAGTCATTGTGAGCGTAACAAATGGCTTTACTTTTTCGCCGTCAGAGTTTATAATAGTGCCATAATATATTCCTGTGCGGGGATTATACACGTCGGATGTTTTCAACCACTCCGTACCCTTGTACAGAGGATTGCCTTTGATTTGGACAGTTGGCAAAAATCCTTCGCGCAGCCTAAACCGGCATTTGAAGCGGATGAAATAATAATCAGGCTTATATCTGCTGCCGTCTCGTTTTTTCTCGCCCAATGTGCAGCACTCTGGTATATAATTACCGCTCCAAAAGCTTGGCAAATCTTCCGGGTATTCATTGCCGGACATACTGTGCATTACATAAGGGTACAGTGAATTCACGTCAAAGGTGCATCCTTTAGCTTGAGGCTTTCCGGCAAACTTAGGATTTACGTAGCACCAGCCGCCTTTATATGCGCGCTGGATATACCGGCCAATGCACGGAGAGCCATATATTTCTTCATCAATATGGCGCTGCCACAAATTTGGGTATTGTTCTTTATAAATAGAATCCCCGCCTAGTGTTTTCTTCCACTCATCAAAGCAGCACGAACCTATTGTCAGTCTAGTGTGTCCCTCTGCAAATGTTGTTTCTAGACACTCTTTCAATACAAGAACATCGTTCGCAATGTATTCATATTCTTCCGGGCTGATGAAGCCACCCGCATGACGTTCTCCCTTGTACTCCATTTCAAGTTTCTGGTGCTTTGTGTTAAAGGACTTGCCTAGGGCTTTCAACGACAGCGGGAGCAGCTTTAGACTATCACGAATTTCGATAATCTTTCCATTAGCTCCCTTAATTACAATACTGTACCAAACGCCCTGCTTGTCAGCAATCATGTACTTAATGCTTTTCGCGGGCATTTCCTTGTCATTATCCCAGACTGTTCCTTCAAATTGGCTTTCACCGGTATGTATATATGCTTGCTTCCAGCCAAGCTGAGATATAAAATAGTCAAGAATGAAAGCGCCGTCAAATTTAAGATTATGGAAATATAGGATTTGGCGGCGGGCGTCATGCGAAAACATATCTCCAAAGAACTCACCGATTGACTTACATACAGTTACTTGCTCTGACTTACCGCCTATTTCAACATAAGCAGCAGACCAAACCTCTGTGTATTCCTGCCCTTCAAAAACACTTGTTTCAAAATCACAGGCATAGCGTGGTACAATAGCGCGTGATTCAATCTGCTGCTTTTTATGCTTAGTAGTCATAAAATTCGCCCCAATCAATGCTATCATAGTCGTTTGCATATCTATAAATTTGCTCGTCTGTCAAACGCATATCTTCGGGCAACCATGCTTGCATTTTACCAATATAGGCAAGTGCATCATGTTCACGGTATTTTACGGAATAGTCGGGCAGGCCATCTTCTTCAAGGCCGCGCTTAATCATTTCGGCAACTTTAATCACACTTCGTGTGTCAAGGAGAGAATTAAACCACGCTAATAGCAAATACGCGCCTTGCGATTCATATTTCTTGCCGGGGGTAATAAATTCTTTAAGGAATTGGCGGTAATTTTCAACAGTCAACTGCGCTTCGGAAATACTATCAATTTCGCGGATGTATTCATGCGTAAATCCCTTTAGTTCTTCGGCCGTGTATTCCTTAATGTGCTCTGCTGCATAACGGGCGTGTTCTGAAATTCTATATCCCTTTTTCTCCGAATAGCGAATTCTCGCCTTGAAGTTTTTAGCTTGTTTTTGCCATTCTGTTAAAGGTTTTCTTTTACGTGGCATTGTTATTCACCGTCCTTGAACCACGAATTCCAGCAGTTAATACAGCTGCGGCCGTCACAATCTTCATGAGCTAATCGTTCACAATGGCCAACCGACATATTTGGCGGGCAACAGTGCTCGATTATCTCAACAAGTTTATCCGCAGGAATGCAGACGTAAGAATTGTTATTCATACTAGCGTATATCCTTCCTTTAATTTCAGCCTATCACAAATGGCATAGTATTCGTTCTTGCTTATTTCACCTTTTACCTTACGCGCTATAATGTCACCATAGAAGCGGTCGATAGCATGAGACATTAGATTGCCAACACCGAAGCAATATTTATAGCACTCTTGCACAAGCTCGTATGCGCGCTTTCTGCCAAGTGATTTTTCAAGGCCGATAGAGTATAACACGTTCGTTTTGCTATTCGGAGAACGTCGGCCTATATCTAGCCATCCCATGAGAAACTTATCATAATAAAGAGACAATCTAAGCAAATTATCGTCAGCAGAAAACACTGCGCAAATTTCAACGTGTTCGCCTAGACTGTCCCGCGGAAACGCTGGAATGTCTCTGTTTTTGCGGAAAATATATATTGCGTCGTTATAATCGCTTGCGTCAAAGTTTTGTAGACACTGCCACGGAACATCCGGGAACGGGCATTCAAAGCACGTTTTTGCATATTTGCAGTATGATGGAGCACGTTTCACCAGCTAATCACCGCCTGAAAGAAAACACAAATAGCCACAAGAGCCGCGCCAATAGTGGCACAAATAAGGTATTCAAGAAACTTTTTCATAGTTATTAGCTCCAATCTTAAGAAAAAAGCGGGCGAATGTAATTGTACACGCGCCCGCTAGTTTGATTACTTCTTATACGTTTTCTTTTTGGGCGTGCTATCGGTTTCTGCCTTGCTGCCACAGAATTCAACGTTCGTGACCTGAACAGTCCACGACGAATGCTTTTCGCCGTCATCATCTTCCCAAACGTCACAGCGCATTTCGCCGGTCAGAAGAATTTCCTGCCCCTTTTTGAAATACTGATTGACGAATTCGGCGGTTGCGCGCCACGCCGAGCAGCGAAAGAAGTCCGTTTCTTCACGGTTGAACGCGCGGTCAACAGCAACGGTGAAATTTGCGACGGGAACGCCGTTATTAGTTTTGCGCATTTCAGGGTCAGCGGTCAGACGGCCTTTAATAACAATAGTATTCATATTCTTTTTTCCTTTCTGCCCGTATAGCCGTTAGCGCAGCTTTGATTTTTATTAGCGGACAGTCTGCGCGTAACGGACAAACGTCTCAATGTCCATCGAGAACAGATTTTCGTCTGCGGCGATGACATCATATTCACCGAGGAATTTCACATTTTCGCCCGCGCATTTCTCTTTAAGTTCCGCGCGGACAGCAGCAGCGCCCTTGTCAATGACGTTCGCCTCGCGCGTCTCAAAACCGTTTTCGGTCTTGACCGGGTATTCGACATTGAGAATGCGGATGGTTCTTGTGATGTTTTTCATAGCTTTTTTCCTTTCTGCGGCTGTTTAGGCGCCGCGGCCTATTTTAATCTTGAGCGTTACCATCATCGGGCAGCGGCGCTCATCTCGCTGCGACGCTCCAAAGGGAGCGTTTCGGATTTAAGATTAGCTTCTCCAAAAAACGTCAATATCGAAAACGTCGGGAGTATCGGATTCATGAACAATCATATCGTCCGGAAAGCCAAACGCTGCACAATCCCATTGAAACACTTCATTTTCAAGTAACGCTTTTCGGGCGGCGTATTCGCTATATGTGTACGTTCCGCGCCCTGTTTCGCGGGTCATTTCGTGGTCAATGTCCGTGATACCTAGCGTAAACGCGCGGCGACGTTCTGCCGAAAGTTTGCCGTATTTCATAAAAGTTACACCTCCTGAATAGTGTTAGCGTCGAGAAACGCATTGATTGCATTAACGTCGTTGCCGTCTGCGAGAATTTCAAAATGATAGTTACCGAAAGCGCCGGAACGTTCATAGTAAATCCCGTTCCGTTTAAGATGGGCGGATAGGCTGTCGGCCAACGTCACAAAAGCCGTTTCAAAATTGTACCATTTTTTCATTTTGCATACCTTCCTTTTTCTGTTATTTTTAGCGCCGTTCTGCATTCATCCGGGCTTACGACCGGCCGGTGTAACCGGGCTGCATTAGCGCCGTAGGGCGCTGTTACTGTTCATAAACTAGTTCACCGGTTGCCGCGTCGATGATGCTGAAATCATTAAGACCAAGATATTCGGCATAGTCCATAACATCCTGCAAATCTGCCGGGTCATAGATAACGCCGTTGTCCACAAGGCAAAACTTTGCACCGGGCTTATATCCCTTTGCGATTCTGCCGGTTTCGACGCTGCTCTTTGCATCCTGAAACGTGAACGGGCTGTTGATGTCGTCAAGAAACCATCCAATGTGCCTGCGAGTAGTCATGGAATAAAGACCATAGCAATCAAGAAACCATCCGGCCTCTGTTTCGGTGACTGTTGCGACATGCGTCGAATAGCTGACAAGACGGTAAATAATGCTATCACCGTCGTCTTCAATCTCTACATGGGCCTGTGCATATTTGTGGTTTTTAAGTTTTCTGGTAATCATTTTTTCAATACTCCTTTTTCTGTTATTCTGGAATATGGGCTTTGCTTTATTGGTTGTCCCTTATCCCCTTTGCAATTATAGTATAGCATGCCGGGCACAAATTTACAATATGGAATAATGAACAAATATATATGCTAGCTTTTGTGCAACACGCCAATCTGTGAAATATTTAACAATCCATATGCCAGGCCGGTCAAATGGGGGAAAATGGAAGCAAAATGGTGTTTTCCTATATATACC